GTGTCCTCCAACTCTGTTAATCGTCCACTAGCTCTATCATACACTAGATTACACGCAACACCAGTCTCACCTGTTGCACGACTCTTCAGCACTCGCAGCTTAATAGTATTCCTTTCAGTAGGGTCTTCAGCCTGTGAGTTGCGTTCGCCTGCTATGACCACATCACTAAGCTGTGCAATACTGCCTGAGCCTCTAAGTAACCCTAGATGGACAGGTGCGCCTAGTTCTAATGGCTTGCCATCAGGGCGCGTTAAGTGGCTTACAATGTGTAACGAGCAGTTAGTCTGCTGCACCACTTCTGTACGCAACCTAGTCATTAACTCATCAATAGTTTGTCTTTCATTAGTCGTAGCGTCACCAGAGACTACAATTGATATGTGATCTAGCACTAATAGACTTGAACCCATCGCTTTAGCCATGTAGCGTAACCTGCTGATTACATTGTCTATCTGACTGCTGCCCCAGTGTTCCCAGAACTGCACCCTATGCCCTAAACCTAACTTAGAATAGGCATCATCAACCTCTTCGCCTGTGTAATCAATGCCGTCCAGGTGGATTGGCTTATTCATGTGAAGCCCTGCTATGCCGCGCATTGTACGCTCAGGAGTCTCCTCTAAGAATGCTAGTCCTACGCTCTCTTCTGTGCTTTGGAGAGTGTTAACGACAATCTCTCTGAGCATACTGCTTTTGCCAATGCCTGAGCCTGCACACCAAGTGACTAGCTCTGCTGGTCTTATGCCTCTCAGCATTCTATTAAGCCCCCGCCACGGATAGAATAGCTTTGGTGGCTGCACTGGTGTCTTCAGAGCCTCTCTTAGCGACTCACCTGACACTATCCCGTCAGGTGTGTAACGCTCTGCCCGCCACCATGCGTTAACAAAGTCTGCTGCTTTACCTAATCGGTAGTAATCGCAAGCGTCTTTAGCACCTGCTATGTGCTTCATGATCTTAGACTTGCCCCCGAACAACTGCGCAACCTCTTTAGCCGCCTTGTGGCCTGCTTCATCTGCATCAAAGCAGATCACTATAGTCTCAAAGCTCTCTAACCATTCATAATGTGTTTTGCAGTTTGTTAACGCTGCGCTTGCGCCATTCTTGATACTCACTACAGGGTATTTACTGCCTGTTAACTGATAGGCCGCCATAGCGTCCTCTTCGCCTTCGGTAATCGTTACAAACTTACCACCTGCGGGGAATAGCTGCTGCCCATAAAGGAAGGCGTGTTTCTCGTCACCGCTCCAGGGGAACATTTTACCTGCCAGCCGAGTCTTGATAGCTACCGGCTGCGCGGGTGACTGTTTGCTGTAGTAGCCGTAGTGTGTTTTGTCTGTGCCGTGTGCGCACCTGTAGAGTCTTGCAGTGTCTGCTGTGATGCCTCTGCTTGGATTGCCTGCGAAATCGCTTGTAGCTAAAGCGTGAGCCACATCAACAAAGGAAGGACGCGCTTTAACACTAGCCGTCTCGTCTGGCGTTGCTTGATCCCTGAATGTCTGTTTGCATGAGAAGCAATAGACACTGCCAGAGTCGTCAAGTGATGCGCCATCACTGCTCCTACACCCAACTTTGTCCGGACATGGTATGTGGTTTTTAACTAGCATCTTTGGTCTCCTGAATGATTAAAAGTAACCTATCTAGCCGCACTAGTTCATCGTCAAGCATCCTAAGATACTGCGCGCCTCCGTCTAACGTTCTAAAGCTCGTGTCACCCTCTAGTGCAACCTGTGAGCGTACTAGCCGCGCTCTCGCGCTCAATAGAGCTTCTTTATCCATCATAGCGGTTCACCCATCTTAAAGTACGCCACTTCTAGCTCTTTTAGTTCCAACACCAGCACCTCTAATTCTGCGATATTGACACCATAAGCGTCTGCTGCGTGGAAAGGGATCATATACTGCCTGATTACCGCCTGTGCTGCTGAATATAATAACATATCGTCTTTGTCCCACCGATTAAATACTGTCTCTATCATTTTACACCTCTCATTGTTATTTTCTTATCGTTTCCCTATACCCGTAGTGCTACGTCCCTTCATACCGTCTAGTATACGCCTCTGTTATGCTTTAGCAAGTACGCCCTTGACACTATATATGTATATCGTTACAATCAACTACATAGCCACAAGCACTAAGCCGCTACCACTTATTAATAAACCACTTAGTGTAACTAAGTTACTAAAGAACCTCTTAAGAGTCATTAGCGTATACAACACAAGTGTTATATTATATGGTGTAACCGCTTTAGTCTCTTTAGAGTATAGCTATGCATACCACCCCTACTCAGTGTCTCTACCGCGCCTTAGTGCGTAAAAGAGTCTCATTTTTTCCTTATTAGCTATCTTCTCGGCTTCCTTCTGTGTTAAGCCATTATCTATCCACTCCCTGTAAACTTCACGTTGACGCGCATTAATAGCATCACGTTGCGCTTCATCTAATACCCATGTTTTACGTACACTAATAGGTTTTACTATAGCGATGCTGGGGACAAAAGTACCAACTCTCATCGTGACTTGCGTACTCTCCTGCGTCCTGCCATCCTGCGTACAATATAGCTGCTGTGCGTACTGACACGCTGGCAGTACCTTGATAGCATTGCCTGCCTTCTGCCATGCCAGCACTTCCAGAGCTAGTGCTGCGCTTAATTCCTGCTTTGCTTGTGATCTACTGTTTTGCATATTGTGTACTCCTTTCCTGCATATCCCACATTTGGGCTTTCTTGTTCCATTCACCGACATAGACTGGCTTGCCATTAGCTGCCTGCTCTGCCTCTTCCATTGTCGCGAACTTTGACCATGCACTGCCGGTAAAGTAGTGCTTCACAGCGTCTCCTTTGGAGCGCACTTGTGGCTTGTGAATGTGCTTTATTGGCATTGGTTTTATCAGTTTATCATTCATATAGTTACCCCCACTGTTCAGCCATTGCAGATGCAATACCTGTGTAAGTCGTGCTTCTGAGTTTCCACCTATCTTTGCTGGGCGGTAGATAGTGTAAACGCTCTCGTTTATTCTTAGGTAGCAACATCATTTGTTCTTTAACATTGTCTGTCTCTACTAGTTTTGGCAAACCACCCAGCCACAGACAAGTGGCTTTCTGTTCAAGATGCCCATACTCATACGGGTGTATGATCTGGTCAGGTTTCCGATAGTGTGTTGACATAATGCCCACCGGATTCTCAACGCACCACTTTGGTGCAACTCCTGGAAACAGGCTAAAAAAATCAATACTCGCCTGCTGTCTGCCATCTTTCCTCTTTTGTGCAAACCATGCAGCACCACTAACAGCTAGATCAGTACATGGCGGGAAAGCAATCACCATATCCCATGAGTCATGTAAGATGTCCATAACATCACCTGTGTAGTGGTGTTGTGAGTTATCGTCAGCGGGCAGTAAATCACATGATATGGCATCATGCCCCTTTGCTCTAAACGCTTCGCGCACTATGCCGCTATATTCACAAGCTACTAAAATTCTCATGCTGCCGCCCTTTGCCAACACCATCCATCAATGAAATAGTAAATAGTGCATTCATGCGGCATAGTCTCGCAAGCAATCCTTTCATCTAAAGAATGATAAAAGACAGAGACATTATCGCCATCAATATTTATATCGTTTGCGTTAACGCCATCTTCTATCCATTCCTGAATCTGTCTGATTTGTTCAAGAGTAAACCACGGCATTAGCCAGCCATTCCACCGCGCATTATTAGTAATGGCATTGAATGCTTGCCCGTCTTCTATGCAGACACTAACAGTTTCATATGTTCCGGTTCCATGATTATTCATATTATTTCACCTTTTTAATCAATCCATTTTCTAGTGTAACTTCTGCGAAAAACTCTCTACCTATGCCGGTAATGTGCGGTCTGTTTGCGCCTACCAGTGTACCGTTTCTTTTGTATTCCTCCCCAAACATACTTGTTTCAATGTATTTTAGTGATTGTCCTATGTTTTCTTTCAACACTTTTTTACTTACATAATTAAATACTAACATGTTTATATCCTCTTATTGATTGATAGAATGATTATGCTGTTTGCCAATAATCCGCTGGCAGTGTAGGTGTTAATTTAATACCCTTTACACTTGAAACCAATACTTGCGCATCGAACCAATGGCAGTCGTATTGTACTTCCCAATAATCCGCGCTTAATACTTGCGCCAAGTTTGCTACTTTTCTGTCACAATCGACAATTCCTTTACCGCGCAAGTTAATCTTTGCAATAGTTTTACCGTAGTATTCTGTCTTTAATATCGCCCTTGCTTTCATAATTTCACCTTTAAATGTTTAATAAACGTATTACTTTTGCCATGCTTGCGCCGTGTGCTGGATATGCAATAACGGGAACATCTTTTGACCAGCAAGCCCGACAAGTACCGCATTTTCCCGCTCTTTCATATGCGCGACACACTGAAATAATATTAGTATCGTCAATAGCATAGGGCGTGATTGTGCTTGTAGTTTTACCCGATATTGTCTCTCCTGTTACGCTGTCGCTACTATATCGAACCACAACATTAGGGAGTAATTCCATACTCTCAAACACTGGTAGAAACTTGGCAAACTTGTACATCCTTGTAGGTAACCAGTGTGAACACCACGGAGTCAGTGTCATTACTTCTAAAACTTTTTTTGCTAGTCTAAGATCATAAATATCTCCGCTGTCAAACCAGCGAAAGTAGCGTTCATTATCTAATTCCCGAACCATGTCCTGAACCCACAATTCCCTTTTCCAATCTACTTGATTAGATAGTCGCGGTTTTATTACACTAGGCATACGATACATATTAGTAGTCGCATAACATCCTTTACACGCATCAACAAGTGTGCCGTCTGGTTTTTTGCTTGCCGGACAAGTGTCTAGGGCTTGTAATGACCACGATTTACATGGCATCTTTGAAGCTTTGCTTAACTTGATCATATCGTTACCCTATTAAACCGATGATTGTGATTGATACCATAGCCGTGAGGCATAATATCACGAATGTTATCTGTGCCACCCATACGAATGCTTTGTAAAACTTACGATCTTTACGTCTTTTCTGTTGTCTTGTTAACATTGTGTCGCCTCTGTTATTTATTTATATGTTGCTTCTGCTAGTGCGCGCATCTCAGGCCATGAGCGTGACACAAGATAGTCGGGACATTCTTTTATTAGTGCAAAAATAAGCTCCTCTGTTTCGTGTTGTTCGCTAATATGCACGGTACGCTCTAGCCATGCGTAGAAGTGTTCTGCTGTGTCGCAATCCATAATTTTAGTCATTGTTAGCATTGTCTTATCCTCTTGTAATCTGGTTTGTCTTTTAAGACACTCTCTCGCTTTTGCTTTACTCATTCTCATTGTGTGCGCTCCTAATAGTTATAAACCTTAAAGCCTAAGCCTACTAAAATAGTCACTTCTATAATTGTAAAATCCTGTTGAAAGCTCTTTTGTGCTGCTGGGCAATCGGTATGCAAATCAAGCCTTTCTTGTAAGGCGTCATTAGTTTGCGTCATCGGATTGTCTATATAGTTAAGAAGTAGTTTGTTCATTTTTTATGCTCCTATATATGTATGATTAATTAACTAGATACTACATTTCCCTTTGTACGCTCTTTTATAGTAGATGCAACACTATTTTATAATTACTTTAATGTTCCTTAATTAATGCACAATATGATTATGTAGTTATGTTGTCTAACTTGGCACAGGTTATGCATAGGCTATAGCGTACGGCATATGCTAGGCATAGGTGCTATATAGGTGCGGCATAGGCTAAGGCGTACCAACTTAGCCATTCCTGCCCCATTTTGGTGCATTACTCCCACGATCTATCATGCACCAATATAGTGCATGGTTGCACCAATATAACGCACTGCCTGGACTGCACCAATATAGTGCATCGTAGCTCTCCTTTGGAGAGCGTTGCACCAATATAGTGCAAGGCCTGGGTTGTTACCGTTAGTAACACTGGCGGTAACACTAGCGGTAACACAGGCGGTAACACTTAAGGGGGGTCAATTGAGGGTACGGGGGAGGGGATGGCGTAGGAGTTATTGTTACAGTACCAACTTAGATACAAAATAGGGCTAAAGTAGGTTTAATGAGTTAGACCGCTGGTGTAATTAAGGTCGCTGTTGATACCATCTAAGTGGTTGATTACAATAGAGAATCAATTGGTGGTCAGCGGAGATAAGGGATCGTCCTAACTCCGCAGGAAAGGAGACAGCGGCAGGGCAAGGTCGGAAGGATTATTACACATCAATATCTAGTGTATTAAGAATCAATTAAGCAACTCATAAGCGATTGATTGACTTCATCTCTAAAATATGCTATAATATATACTCTTAAGTAACGCAGCAGGTAACATGGCACTGCTACCACTAAGCTGCAATAGCTCACCAAGTCATTAAATGTAATCAATAAGTGATTAGGGCGGTTAAGGCGTACTAGGAACTGCGCTAGATATTAAGCGACAAGCGAGTTATATAGGTACTCAGATGCAAAAGAGGAAAGGTAGACCGCCTAAGACGGCTATAGTAGCTAAGACACCAGGTAAGCTAACTAAGCTAGGTAGACCTCCTGGTGAAGCAGCTGCAATGGCTGAGTTTAAAGCTAGGTTGATGACCTCGCCTAAGTCGCATAAAGTTATAGAAGCTATCTTTAATGCAGCAGTAGATGATAATCATAAGAACCAAGCAGCGGCATGGAAGTTATTACTAGACCGTATGATACCTATATCTAGTATGGAAGCAGCAGCCGCTGGTGGTAAGAGTGCTATTACTATAAACATATCTGGACTTGGTATAACTGCTAAGGCAGCCACAGGAGAAGATTTCTCCGAAGGAGAAGATTTAGATGGCGAATTCTCCGAAGATGACAATGAAGGTGATGAAGGAGTTTGAGTGGTTAGACAGAGTATTAATTATATCGCCTGTACTCTATGCGTTATGTCTAACACAGGAAGCCTTTACTAAAGAACTAAAGAGATTAAAGATCAAGGTTTCTCAAGAGGACTCCTTATTCTTAATAAAGGGTGCAAGAGCTACAACGCATACCTTTGCAATGGATAATGACGCAGTAGTCTGTATTGTATGTATGCCTATTGATCTAGCCCTTAGTGAGGTAGAGGTGTACGCTACTTTGACACACGAAGCTGTCCATGTTTGGCAAGAGATCAAACAAGTATTAGGTGAAGAAAAGCCTGGCATAGAACAAGAGGCGTATAGTATTGAGAGTATAGCGTATCGCTTAATGCACTCTTACTATAAAAACAATAAAAAACTAAAAGGTAAAGGATGAGTTCTCAAAGTATTTATAAACACCTTAAGAAAGAACCATTACTAGACGATAACCTGATTGTAGCATTAATGGCTAATATAGCTATTGAGACAGGTTACACCTTTGATTATAAGACCGTACAGCGTGGAGAGCGTAGTGATCCTGCTTATGGTTTATTCCAGTTAGACCCCCGTGGTGGCCTATATGATTTATATATAGACTACCTAGATTACTCCAAGAGTGATGATTCTGCCGAATCGCAACTTAATATGATGGTGGATATACTCTTGAGGCAGTGGGACAAGGGGGTCACCCATGTTGGTCACGGAAACGTCAATAAAGTGCTTGCTGCTGCCGAAAAGAGTGCAGAGGAGGCAACAAGGGCTTTCTGTGACCACATTTTAAGACCTGGTAAGCCGCATATGGAAAGAAGGCTTGCTGCGATAGTAGGTGTTAACAAGGCAATCAGTACCAGCAATGACATCGCTTAATGTATCGCTGTTAGACTGGCAAAAGGAAGTATGGGCAGACCCTTCTAGGTTTCAGGTCATAGCTGCTGGAAGGCGTACAGGTAAGTCCAGACTAGCCGCATGGAAGCTCATAGTTAAGGCCTTACAGGCCACTAGTGGTACGGTGTTCTATGTTAGCCCTACACAGGGGCAGGCTAGGGACATTATGTGGAAGCTACTGTTAGAGCTTGGTGCGCCTGTTATTAAGAACTCTCACGTTAACAACCTTGAGATTACCTTAGTCAATGGTATCGCCATACGCTTAAAGGGCGCAGATAGACCAGAGACTATGAGGGGTGTGTCGCTCTATTACTTGGTGTTAGACGAGTATGCAGATATTAGACCTGACGTGTGGGAACAGATACTACGTCCAGCCTTAGCTGACTTAAAAGGTGAGGCTATGTTCATTGGTACTCCAATGGGACGTAACCACTTCTATGACCTGTTTAAGTATGGTGAACTCTCAGAAGATAAAGACTACAAGGCATGGCACTTTACTTCTTACGATAACGAAACCCTAGACCCAAACGAGATAGAAGCTGCTAAGAAGTCCATGTCTAGCTATGCATTTAGACAAGAGTTCATGGCCTCCTTTGAGAGCATGGGTTCTGAGATATTTAA